CCGAGGACGTGCTCGGCGCAGACCGGGTGCGAGGCGTGGCACAGGTCGATCCCGACGGCGGGCTTGCCGTCGTAGACGCACTCGGCGCTCACGTCATCACCAGGCTGGACGACATGATGATGTTGGTCGAACTCGTGAACTTGAGGCGGAAGTAGCGCCACGCCTGGCCGCCCACGGCCGGCGCCTGGGCCGACGTCAGGTTGTAGTTGGTCGTCGTGGACGTCGTGATCGGCCCGAGCTGCGTGCCGGCGATCGCCGTCTGCGGCGAGGCGAGCGCGCTGTAGATGACGTTGAACCAGTTCACGCCGTCGTAACTGCCCTGCATGTCGACAAGGGTGGTCGGCGGCGTGGTCCCGATGACGCTGGTGATCGAGATCCCGCCCGCCTCGCAGTCGTTCGGCCGGACGTAGACGTCGCTGTAGAAAGTGGTCTTGGTGAAGTGCGCCGCGGTCGTCGAACCGACGACCGTAGTCGGCGCGGCCGAGGTCAGCACCCGGAACGAGCGCGGGTCGTCGACCGCGGTCACGGTCTGCACGCCGTCGAGCGACGGGGTCGAGCCCGAGGCCACGATCGTCACCGTGTCACCCACGCGGAGGTCGTGGTTGCGCCCGACGTTGATGAGCGGTGCCGCGCCGGGGGTGAGCGGGATGCTCGTGATGGCGTAGTCGTAGGCGCCCGAGGTGGCGCCCGCCGAGGTGTTGACCGGGATCGAGAAGGTCTTGTCGGTCACGACCGTGACGACCTGCTGCGGCGTCACGGTCAGGGCCGGGTTCGCCCCGCCGCTGGCCGTCCAGAAGATCGTGTCACCGGTCGTCAGGCCGTGCGGCGCGAGGGTGGTGACGACGGTCGCTGCGGCGATCGTGCTCGACACGATCTGCTCGACGCCGCCGGGGCGGATGCCGAGCTGGCCGGTCAGGGTCGCGCCGGGCGTGTTGACGATGGTGCCCATCTAGCCGCCTCGCTTCTGGCCGGGGCCGGCCACCGCCGCCTCGACCTCGGGCGCCGAGCGGTCGGACGAGAGGAGCGGCTCGAACAGGTGGGGGTACTTGCGGTAGAGGGGATCCGACCCGCGCACGCGCGTCCGGCCCCTCACGCCGCCGAGGAAGTCCGGGAACTCGGGGTCGGCATTCGCCCAGGACGTCTTGGCGACGTACCAGGTGTCCTGTGGATCGGTCCTCGCCATGCTGGCCTCCGGTGGGTGTCGAGGAGCGGGACCGGGGGGCGACCCGCTCCTCAATCGGGGATTACTTGCCGCGGAAGATGCACGCCTCGCGTCCGGCGCCGAGGGTGTTGAGGCCCAGGCCGACCGAGGTGTTGCGCCACCACGCGTAGACCATCCGCTGGCCGGTCGGGAGACCGGTCGCCGCGGACAGGAAGTTCGGGATGAGCTCGATGTTGAGTCCGACCCGGTCGATGATCACGAACCGGGTCCGGTCGGCGAGGATCGCCACCTTCTCGGTCGAGGCCATCGAGGTGTTGGCCGGCGCGATGGCCTCGTAGGCCGGGTAGCCGACGAGGTTACCGAGACGGCCGTTGTTGGCGTAGTCGCCGAGCGAGCCGCCGAGGGTCAGGTTGTCGACCCACAGCCCGGCGCCGCCGGCGGTGTCGATGCCGCGGACGAGGCTGTAGAAGTACGGGCTGCCGAGCCAGACCGCGTTGCCGCGGTAGCGCGGGCCGAGGTTGGCCGCGAGCTTGTACAGGTCGGCCGGCACGATCGTGAGGGTCGTGGTCGTGTCGAGGAAGTTGAGGGTGTAGTAGGTGTAGATGCCCATCGGGTGATGGCCCGTGCCGATGGCCGTCGAGAACTCGGTCGCCTCGAGGACGTCCTTGGCGTCGGCGATCTCCTTGGTCAGCTCGGCCTCGAGCGAGCCGAGCGCGTAGTCGCCCTCGATCTCGACCGAGAAGGTGGCCGCGGTGTGGGCCTTGACCAGCAGGCGAGCAGGTGCCGTGAAGGCGGGCGACAGGTCCGTGGCCGCGGTGGCCTCGTCCTCGTACACCGCCGTCATGCCCGAGGACACCGACGGCCGCCAGTCGTTGCTGGTCGTCTTGACGACGCGGAACGCCGCCCGGAACGGGTTGATGGCACCCGAGGTGTTGATGATCATCGTGGGGTCGAGATCGAACGGGACCGCCGTGTTGGACGCCGTGACCAGTGCGGTCCGGGCCTCCTCGAAGGCGTGGGACTCCTCGGCCGTGAACGCGGCGCCCGCCGGCCCCTGGGTCAGGAACTTGCGGTATGCCCGCCGGTACGCCGGGGCGCCGGTGTACAAGACGCGCTTGTCCATCTCGACCGGATCGATCGTGTCGCCAGGCTTGCCGCCGTTGAGCAGCGACTCGATCTCGCCCTGGCCCTTGGCCCGCTCGGTCGTCGGGAAGTGGGCGCCTTCGACGGCCCGCATCGCGGCGTCGTGCAGGTTGCTGACCCGCTGCTCCTCGCTGCGCGCCTCGCGCTCGATGCGCCGGACGTCGTAGATCGACTCGAGGTCGCGACCCTTGATGACCGCCGGCGGGCTGTAGGTCTGGACGACCCGCTCGGGATCTTCGGAGTTCACGCGAACCTGAAGTTGGCGGGTACGCTGGGCGGTGATCTCGGCTTCGAGTTGGCCGCGCTCCGTCACCCGATCGTCGAACAAGGTCTGCTCGGACTCGGACAGGATGCCCGGCACGTCGGCCGCCCGCTTGATCTCGGCGTTGAGCTCGACGACGCGGGCGGTCTTGTCCTCGATCGTGACGTACTTGCTGGTATCGATTGCCACGTGTTCGCTCCTTGAATCAGAAGACCCGCCTTCCGGCGGGTCCTGGGCTGCGATGACTGCCGCGTCTGGCGGCGGGTCCGGCTCATCGCGGCGCTCCGGTTCGAGGTGAGCCTCTTCGGGCTCGGCGTCGACGGAGGGTGCTACCGGCTCTGTGGTGGTGAACGTGACCGGCGAGCGCATCTCGTCGGTCAGCGAGCGCAGGGCGACCGACGCCCCGGCATAGGCGGGCCAGGTGACCGGCCCGAGCTCGTGCAGGCGGGCCTCGGTGATGGTCCGCTCGGGCAGGCCCTTCGGATTGTGGGCCGAGACCGGTGCGTCCTTGGTCCACCATTGCGGCGGGTCCTCGCGGACGACCGAGAAGCGGTGGCTGGCGCCGTAGACGCCCTTGCGGATACCGTCGACGATCAGTTCGGGAACGCCATCGAGCAGGCGACCGCGGACGAACGGGCTGGTCGCATCCTCGCCGACCTCGTCGGTCGTGGCGATCGGCGACTCCCCGATCGAACCCTTGCCATGCTGGAACAGGATCTTCGGAGGGCGCTCAGCCATCGTCTTCTTGTAGGCCGAACGGCTGAACCGCTCCATGAAGTGGCCCTCGGCCACCGATTCGATCTCGGCCCACTGGTCGTGGGGCGCGAGACGGACCGTCAGCGTCTTGCCGTCCTCGGACACGCCGCCGGGCATCGCCCGATACAGGTCGTCGCGGACGTGCTGCACCTCGGCTTCGGCCTCGGGCTCCTCGGTCATCGTCATGGCTTCTTGCTCCCATTGGCGGGCATCATCGGCATGGCCGGCTTGCTCCCGTTGGTCGCGGGTGCCTTGCCGACCACGGCCGGCACGGTGCCCTCGACAGGCGTCTCGCCGGGTGCCTCGCCGACCGGCATCTTGGTGCTGCCCGGGGCTTGCAGCTGCACGCTGAACAGCCCGGTGTGGTTCCCGATCAGCAGGGTGTAGTCGTCGGCCTCGACCGCCTTGATGGCGTCGTCGGCCTTGAAGCCGGTGACGATGAGTTTGTCGATCGTGGCCGCCTTGGTCGCCGCGATGTCGGCCCGGTCGCGCTCGTCCTCGGCCAGGAACTGGATGCCCGAGGCGTCGTACCAGAGCTCGGACCCGGTCGGCGGTGGCACGATCGACTCGAGGCTCGAGGCGATGTTCTGCCACTGCGGCCGCGCCCACAGGTCCGCGAACGCCCGCCGCGCCTGGCCGTAGTTGCTGTAGGTCGCGGCCTGCAAGCCCTCGGACAGGCCGACGATGATCGGCGGCACGCCGGCCGCGGCCGCCACGCGGGTCTCGCCGTGGCCCTGGACGATGGCGAAGTCGAGCTGCTGGAGGTTGGCGCCGACCACGGTCGCGTCGGCACCGCCCGACAGGTACAGCGTGCGGTAGGCGTTGGCGGCGCCGGCGTGGCCCGCCTCCATGAGCCGGACCCAGTCGTTCCACTCCTCCTTGGGCAGCGTCTCGGGTCGCTTGACCACGAGGTTGGGCGTCGCACCGTTCTCGAAGAAGCTGAGCTTGTGACGGGTCGCCGCACTGTCCGACATGACCTCGCGGATGAGCGGCGTCAGCCAGCTGATGCCGCGGAACGACGCGAGCGGATCGGCGATCGGCGCGAAGTGGGCGACCTGCTCGGGCAGCAGGATGACCGGCTTCTGGCCCGAGCCGACGCCGCCCGGCGTGTAGGCGTAGCCGACGACCTGCGCGTCGAGGTCCTGCGCCGGCGCGTCGAGGATGATCCGCGTCCAGTCGGGGCGCATGACCCGCAGTCGGTTGCCGGGACGCCGCGCGATGTAGCCGTTGCCGGCCATGTCGGCGTGCTGGAGCGCCCGCCCGAGCAGGTCACCCGTCGTGGCGCCCGGCCACGGGTGCTCGAGGATGCCGAGGCTCTGGTCGCCCCACAGGTCGCCGGTGTTGCCGGCCCGGATGCGGCGGTACTTGAAGCGGGCCTGGACGAACAGCCGGCGGCGGGCGTCCATGCACGCGAACACGATCGCGTTGCCGCGGTAGCCCTGGTCGACGAAGCCGCCGAAGGTGCCGTCGATGTCCTCCTGCTTCGCACCGGGCAGGGTCTGGTTGAGGCCCAGCGGATACGTGCGCCCGCCGAAGTTGACGAACGGCCACGGGTCCTGCATCGACGACCACGGGTCGTAGCTCGAGGCACGGCTGCTGCCGTAGGCGGCAGGGTCGAACAGGGACCGGACCCGGTCGAGGACACTCATCGCGACTCCGGTGTGCTAGGCCCAGGCGAAGTTCGACTCCGCTGGCGGTGGCGGCATCCGCATGGCGCGGTCGCAGGCGAGGGCGAGGGCGATCACGCCGTCGATCCGGCCGCGGGACTTGCCCTTCTCGAGGGTGAAGCCGTGCTGGTTGAAGCGCGGCATGGCGTTGAGCACGTGCTCGGTCAGCCCGCCCTCGCCGTCGTGCCGGATACCGCCCGTCTTGATGAGTTCGAACAGCGAGCCGCAGACCGTCGTCATCCGCTCGACCGACTGCGGGATCTCGACCATCGCCAGTCCCTCATCGGCCAGCATCTTGGCCGGCACGTCGAAGAACCGGGGGTCGTAACTGACCGCGGCGACGTCGTAGGCACGTCCGAGCTCGCGGATGTGCTCCATGACGTCGGTCACGTCGACCGGCTCGTCCTTGGTCGGGATCCACAGCCGCGAGACGGCCCGCAACAGGCCTTCGGGGTCGCGCTGGACGGCCACGACGGCCGTCGAGTCGCGTTTGAGGCCGACATCGACGCCGATCCACGTCGATTCGCCCGGGATGAAGTCGTATGGGTCGGCCAGGGCGTCCCAGGTGGCCCGCCCGGACGGTCCGAGCCACGAATCGACGCCGTCGTACCACTGTCCGAGCCGGAAGACGCGGAAATGGCCCTCGGGCGTGATGCCGATGTCGGTCTCGAGTGCCGAGACCCGCAGGAAACCGGCCCTGATGGCCGGATTCGCCACCTTCCACGCCTCCCGGTCGTCGATCGCGCAGCCATCGGGCGCCGCGTGCTCGTGGAAGACGACGCCAGGCAAGCTGCCGGCCTCGCGGACACGGCTGCGGAGCAGGAACAGGGCGTTGTCGCGGTCCAGACCGGGCGTCCCGACCCCGACGATGAGGCTGCGCTCGCGCTTGCCGGTCGCCAGCCGCAGCGCCTCCCACGACCCGACCGGCTGGAAGCCGATCTCGTCCATGATGGCGAGGCTCGGATCGAGCCCCTGGAGCCCGTCGGGGTCCGAGGCGATCGGGAACAGCTCGCCGCCGTTGAACGGGGTCGTCACCCGGGGCGTCGTGATGCCGGTGAAGACGAGCGACCGGCGCAGGAGCTCCGGCTCGGCCTTGATCATGCTGACGGCGACGCCGTAGACGGAGCGGATGGCCTGCCCGACGGTCGTGGCAACGATGGGCACCTGCGGGGCACCCGTCTCATCGTCGGCGAACAGCGCCCAGACGGCCAGCGCACCGCCGCCCGACGACTTGCCGTTACCACGGGGCGTCGCCAGGACGGCTGTGTCGATGCCATCGGCCAGCGCCTCCTCGAGGAACTCCTTCTGGAAGCGAGCCAGCCTGATCGGCTGGCCGTGCCCGGTGCCCTTGGGCGGCCGGCAGTACGTCTCGATGAACCGGATGGCCCGGCCGTGGCGAGTGCGGATCCGCCACTTCGACCACGGCCCGGCTGACGTGTCGGCGACGTGCTTGGTCGCGTAGCCGTAGCGGTCAGCCATCAGCCTCGTTCCTGGAGTGTGTGCGGATCGC